AGTACGTGAAGGCTCAGCAGTTGGAGTGCTGGTTTTAGGATAGCTCACGTCCGGGGCCAGATTGTTTACATTGACTCTGGAACCAGTACTGCCCGACTTGCCTGCATATTCCTCCAGCTTTTCCAGCTGCTCGGCAATGAACATGTAGTTGCCGGTCTGTTTCTGGTTGTCGTATGCAGAGACACCATAACGCGCAGCATATTCATGAGAAGCTGAACGGTAATAGCCACCTGCTCCTTGCTGTGCAGTCTGGAACAGTTCTTTAGCTTTCTGCTTAACATTGCCCCCATAACCCATCTCGGTGAGTTGCTGCTCAATCTCATCAACTGAATAACCGTTTTTAGCCATGACTCCAGTTTTAGAGGCTTTAAGCTTACCCTGCATGGCAGTAAGCGCTTCTGACCAGGCTTCAGTAGAGGATTTGGCCTCCTCTCTTGCCACCCGTCCAGCTTCACGGTAGCCATCACCAATGGCACTGGCTGAGCTCTCTACCCGATTATTGGCTTTAGCCCAGTCATCCATGGTTTTGACTACAGCCTGACCGCTATCATCAATCTGGATTTCCAGATTGCGGCCTGCATTTGCAGCATTAGTCGCAGCAATGACACCTGCATCACCTGATGCTGCTGCAGACTGAGCAGCCTTCTCATATGCTTTCTGGATACCTTCAGCAGTCACCTTTCCGCTATCTCTGACAGTGATGTAATCCATCAAAGCCTGTTGAGCAGCAAGCTTTAAATTCTCTTTGGTTTCAATGCCTAGCCGTTTAAATGCTTCTGTCACCGGATCAATATCATCCGGTAGTTCCAAAGCCTGCATCTTGATAGCAATTAGGCCCTGTTCGACTTGGCCCGTTGAAACCTTACCTTGATCACCAAACTCTTTAAGCTTGGACCTTGCGTAATCAATTTCAGCTTGGCTTTTAGCCGTCTGTAACCAGTTCGACCAAGACTGATAAATTATATCTCCTGCCGCTTTACCAGTAATACCTGCAGAAGCCAACTTGCCTTTCAGATCAGTGACATTATTACCCTGCTCAGTAAAGGATTTAGAGACTCGATTTAACGCAACATCGATATCTACCCCAAGCTGCTTGGCTGCAAGAGAAGCTCTCGAATATGCATTTTCTGCCACCTGTCCAGACCCGGAATTAGCTGCATCCAATTCCGCAGCACGTACATTGCGGTTATTGGCGAGTTCCGTTTCCTTCTGGTCAATACCCCGAAGGGAATCTTGTGCAGATTTCAATGCACTTAAATCACCCGTGCGTTTAGCCTCGGCGATCTGTTGTTCCAGAACTGCACGTTCAACGGCGGACTGTTTCTGAAAAGCCAGATATGCCTCATCTGCCTTTTGTAGATTCTCTTTGGCCAGCTTGACAGCTTCTTCCTTTTTGGCTGCATTATCTGCAGCCTGAGCAGCCCCCTCCCAAGCTGCCACACTAACCTTGCCTGCCTCACCAACAGTAACAATATATCCCTTGGCCATAAGGTCGGCTTGCATGGTGCCGTCCATGACCCCACCATTAGCTTTAATGGCCGCTTCAGCATATGCCTTTACTGAGGATAATTTCTCAGCATCTAACTTGGCTTTATTGGTGGCATGCTCTTTTTCCCGTGTATCCAGTTCATTCGATTTCTGGATAATAGAATCAATAGCAGTCTGATTACCATCGGCCCTAGCCTGACTCAATTGTTTATTAAGTGCTGTACGCTCTTCACTTAACGCCTTAGACTTTTGATTAAATTCTGTATTTTGAGCCAATAACTGACTTAAGGTTTTTTGATTGCCTGCTACAGCTTCCTGATTTTTCTGCTCTTGAGTTTTAGCAATTTCACCAATTGCTTCTAACCCGGCAGATTTAAATTCCATTGCTCCAGCTGAAAACCTGTCGTAATGCTCCTTAGCCTTAACTCCCATCTCATTCATTTCGGAGATAATTTGTTTTTTAGTATCTCCCCATGTGAACTTTGATTTGAAATTCAGCCAAGCAGCAGCAACGTCATAGAACACGCCTGCAAGCAAATTAGCTACAATCCTAACTGCATCAAAACCATCCTCAATGAAACCCAAGGCAACATTAATAGCTTGCAAGGTTTTAGTGAAGCCATTGGTCTTATCATTAGCTGTATCTATACCACTTGAAAAATCAAAAACATCACCCAGAAGAATGTTTAAAAGTCCAGATGTTACTTCAAACCCCTCACCTACTGTTGAGACCAGAGTTTTCAAAGTTTCATATGCACTAGAAAGTGCAGCCTTCATAGCCTCGATAGTTGCCGGATCAATTTTTTTAAGCTGATCACCGACCCAGATAAAACCATTACCAATATCGCTTAAAAGCCTTTCAACGACATCCATATTGTCAGCAATAGTTACCAGCCATTGTGCAACTGTTGCAGATGCGCCAGTGGACTGATCCATGGTACCAATCAGGATTTGCCATTGGGTCTGGATACGCTGTAATGCATTACCTATCGTAGTCGGAAACTTATTGTAGTCAGCTTCAATTGCAGCGGATTGTTTCTGTAAGGCCTTGATTACGCGCTCAGCAGATAACTCGCCGTTTTCTGCCATAGTACGTAACTCACCTGTAGTCACACCAAGGGATTGAGCCAAGGCTTTAGAAATTCCTGGAGCCTGTTCCATGATTGAGTTGAACTCATCACCACGGAGTACTCCAGATTGCAGTGCCTGGGTAAACTGGACAATAGCATCTTCACTGGCCTGTGCTGATCCACCTCCTGTTTGAATTGCCATATTGATGGTTTTTACCAGATCCAGACTTTGCTGCTGGGTCATTCCCATCTGTTTACCAACATCATTCACCTTGGTAAACAGGCTGGCAGTAGCTTCCAAGCTTGAATTGGTAGCAAGTGCCACTTGATGCACACCAGTCATAGCTTGCTGAAAGTTACCACCTTCGCTGGTTGCAATATTGATTCGTGCTGAAAGAGTAGTATACGAATCCGCTGCCTGAGCAATTTCTCTCACACCGATACCAATACCAACGGCGGCCATAGCTCCCGCAAGAGCAGTCGCTGCAAACTTGGCTACACCCATCCCTTTAGAAAGATTGGAAATACCCGAATTTGCTTTTTCTGCTGCCGGTTCAACACTGTGAAGTTCACTTTTGAGCTTCTCAATCTGTTGCTCGGTAATTCTGGTAACACGCTCAACTTCTTCAGCCGGTAATTTACTATTGGCTTTAAAGTCCTCTAGCTTTCGCTCAAGCGCAGTAATGGCATCATTGATGACTGTTGGTGGTTTAATGCCTAGGGCTTCATAGATTTCATGTCCGGTCTGCTTTGCGCTGGTTGTAGCCTTATCTGCACTGGTCGATACACTACGCATTGCAGAAGATGCTTGGGTATCAAAATCTGCAAATGCTGCTTTAGTCAGATCAACTGCCTGTTCAAGACCTTTGACCTTTTCTCCTGCAGCCTTAATTTCCTCAAGAGTGACAGCTTCGCTACTTTGTTCTAATGCAGAGAAAGCATTCTTTGCTGCCAGCAGCTCACTTTCAAGCGTATTAATACTGCTGGTACCAATAGTGCCAATTCGCTCAATTTCTTTGGTACTGAGATTGGCTCCCTCACCCATTGACTGAATTGCACGGGTCGCAGTCTGAGCTTCACCTACTACTTGACCAAGATCTACCGAGCTAAAACGTTGCAACTGATTAATTGAAGACTGTGTGGCGTTGTCCACGCCACGCATAGCATTTATGGCAACGTCCTGATAGTAATTAAAAGCACTGGACGTTTCTTTAATAGCATCTTCAATACTTAAAACACGCTGCTTAGCGATTTCAATATCTTTTAAGGTGCCATCCGTACTTTGCAACCGAACCACTTCAGCTTGAGCAGCTTTTAGTGCCGAGTTAAGTTCATTGAGACCTTGTTCACCAGTGCTCGACATTGAGCGTAACTCACCAGCACTGATAACTGACTTATCACCAAGAGCTTCAATTTCTTTGGCAGCTGTAAAGAATTTGGTACCCAGCAGTTCTGCAAGTTGAAGCGCATCACCTGGAACGGCTTCACCGATTTCAAAGCCTGCCTTATTTGCCTTATTCGCTGTATCTTGAAGTTCACTACCCAAGCCATCAATCTTGCTGGCAGCCTGAACAGCCCGTCCTTCAAGTTCACCAGCCGCCTGAGATACTTCACTCAGTTTTCCTTTAGCTTGATCTGCTTTTTTCTGCAAATCAGCAGGAACTATTTTTCCAACTTCCTGAGCTGCTTCTGCAGATGCAGCCTTCAGTTTTTCAGATTCCTGTTTTATTGCGGCATAAATGGCCTTAGTGACACTTTCAGATTCCTTAATATTCGATACATAATTTTTAGTATCAGCTTCCATCACAAGCTTAAAAATTAATTCTTTACCGGCCATATTTTTACTCGCAATAAAAAACCCACCAAATGGTGGGTTAGATGAAGATATTACAAAGCACATTCAGGTGCTTTTATTAAATTATTTAAGGTTTTCTCTGATCTGAGTCATCAAGTTCATCAAGAAAATTATTTACTTGCTGCCTAAATTCCAATGGTCTTGCAATATAAGGAATTGGAGCATGTGAACCGCCAGTACCTTTTATAACGATAGAACCAAAATTAAAAATGCGTCCTAGAATTCCTTGATCTACTCCTAGACTTTCTACACGATTAGCCTTCAACTCAATTGTATTTCTGCGTATTAATCCAGATTTTGCAATAATACGTCTATTTGTTAATGCCAACTCTGTGGTTAAAACATGGATAGCGGCAATTGCTATTAAAATTAAACCAATGAAAAAAGGCACTCCATTTTTAGAACCAAGCGAAGATAAAATGAACAATCCACCGAAGAATAAGTACCAGAATTGCGATAGCCATGTAACTTGAGCTTTAATAATTATTCTTTCATCTCTAGCTAAGTTTTGTTCTATGTAGCTCCCCATGTAACCCTCTTATAAGTGTTGGTCTATTGTAAGCATACTAATATTTGCTCATTTCTTTATCAACCAATAGTTAAAGAGTGTTTTATGCACTTAAGATTATTTATAAATGGTCTAAATTATCGCAATGTGAAAGAACATCCGTGTTCACTTATATCTCTTTATTCTATGCACTCATGTTCATGTCCATCAGGTATTTCTCTGCCTGTGCATGAGTAATCGAAATCAAACTGCATCTACAACCTTCTTGCGGTCTGCTCCAATGCTCAACAGCCTGTTCCTGAAACTCCTTATCAAGAATATTAAATATTTTGCTACTGAAACTCTTACAAGTTTCTGGGGTATGGTCATCAATGATAGGGGCCCATAATAAATAGCTCGAATTCTTATCCTTGCTATGCTCATAAATATCTTTAACGACCAGACAGTTAAAAACAAACATCTGCCTGTTGGCAAACCAGGAGCGATAGTCACGACTGTTTTCCAGAAGTGTCCAGTTCACATGAGGTCGAATATGATCAGGGACTAAAGAAATATATCTTTCAGCAAATTTCTTGAATAAAATTCTATTGCTTTTAAGCTTCTCATTATCAAGATGACTCAGGAGGTCTAGTATCTCATGCTTAAAAAACTTTGAGTCGGCACCGCATGCCACACCCATATTCACTAACTCTCTCTGCTCGTCACTGCTGAATGAGTTAAACCATTTCTTATATGCTGCTTTACTTTCCGCTGTTAATACTCTTTTCATGATTAAGCTCAAGTGCACTTTTATAATGCAGACCATTCTAGTCGGGAAAGGTAAATTTAATTATGTGAAATTGTTAATTAATTCACAATAATTATTATTTTAGCTCATCAAGAAACTTCTTTAGTTCTTTAGCAGATGCATGCTGAGCAGATCTCACCACACTGGTCAGGGCTGCAAGCTTATTCCGGTAATCCTTTTGGGCTGATTTTAAATACTCACTGTAAGCACCATAAGTCATATTCATGATTTCGGTATGAGTATGACCAGCACTGATCAGCAACTGGAATGAGTCAAACCAGGTTGAATCATTGTCTTTTGCTGCCTGCTTTTTATTACGGCGTTTAGGCTGATCTTCTTTAAAATAAGCGCCGTTGACCTGTAGTACTGCTGATAAAACTTCTTTAAATTGCTGTTCGGATGTTGTGGCTAGATCAATCAAACTAGCTACTGGAAGCCTGGTGGCCAGACTGCATATACTCAGCACTTCAATTGAATGAGCCTTAAAAAGTTGAGTCAAAACTTCATCTGAATAATCTTTTTCCTTTAAGAAGCCTTTTATCTTTTCGGCATGTACCGCCCATTGGTCAAAATCTTTCATCTGGATCTGATGGACTTCAACATCATTCACTGTGATAGAGCGATTAGCTGCTAGAAAAAAATCATTCATGATGGAATCTCAAAGTAAAGTTCAGGAAATAAAAAAGCACCCGAAGGTGCTTCATCTGTATTGGTTTAATATCTCTTGCAATTTGAACTCTATCTGTGAATCGCTCAGCTTAGGTAACTTTATCAGTTTCTCTATATCATCTTGAACTTGGTAAACAAAATAAAGGGTGGATCCCTTATCGTATTTGATTACTAACCCATTGCCCTGCAAATTTCTTATTCTTTCATTTATCTCTGGTTGTTCACCTGCCAAAACCAAAGTATAAAAAGAACCCTTTTTTGATAAGAAAAAGGCAAACTTGGTCAAGGCCATTGCGTGCAGATAAAAATCTTGCACTTCCTGATATAGCGCTGGTGTCATTTAATAAATCCAATCAACACTGAAGGTCAGTTTTTACCTTTAAAAACCGTACCATACAGGTTAATAGAATACTTTTTATCCACCCAAAAGAAAAGATATCCAAAGGTATTAAACGATAAACAGGCACAAAAAAAGACGCTCATGCGTCCCTGTGCCTGCATTTTTGGATTTAGTTACTCAGCTTTAGTATCAAGCTGCTACATTAAAACGATCAATGTGGCCAAACATGCTAAGTTCAGCATCATTTACCTTGGTAATGTCAGCCAGACATTCGCCCTCAATATCGTAACTAGAGAAATCCTCATTGATCAGATCAAATTCTGTTTCCGGTGAAAACTCCACACGCCATAAGGTCACGGCAACCTTATCCCCTTTATAGGTATCAACACCTTTAAAGAAGAAGCGGTATTCATTGCCGATATCGTTTGCAATCGCCGTACGTGTTAATTTTCCGGCTTTACCTGACCACTTAACGTCACCAGTCGGTGCAATATTAAAAATCACTGTACCGAATGCCGAATCGAGTACATAGGTATTGGCATCAATATCTGTATCAGCGCCGTCTTTAAACTTAACTTCTGACAGATTACGCTCACCCAGATCAATCATAGTCCCAGCTTCAACAGTACCTAGTGAGCGATCAGCGATAGTGCTTGCAGATACTTCAGTAACTTTACCACTCATCACCATGGCAAGATTTTGCTTGGTTACCTCTTCCAGGGTGCCGCTTACAGATACTCCTGTCTGCTTTCGCAGTACTGCATCTTTCGTACGAAAACCTGTTTTTGACTCATAGTGATCGGTCGAATCCGAAGTGATTTGAAGCTGCAGGGCTGGCATACTTCCTACTGGAAACATACCTGATACCGCACCATTAATAATTTTAGCCAGGAACAGTTCACCCTGTAACGAAATAACGTCTGGTTTATTTCCCATCTGCTTTTACCTCTTTTGTAGTTTTTGCTGCAGCTGGTTTCGACTCTTCAGAGGGCTTTTCTATTTCTACCTCCTTGATCGTACCTGCATCTAATTGCTGTCGGATTTCAGCATCGGTGAGTCCACCCACGAAATCCCCTTTTTTGAAACGCCCTAATGGTTGTTGGGCTACATATTGCTTTGCTGCCATGACTGGCTCCTAGATAAACATTTTGGATTCAAACACCAAAGTGATATAGACGCATGTTGGAGAGTAGTCCTCTTCAACTGCAATCAGGTTTAAAGGTCGTGCACTTGAAGCAGGCTGCCAACCTGATAATAATTCCAGGACTTGTTGCGTTAGTGCACCAGCACGATCCAGAACTGCAGAGCCATCATTAAGCTGTGCCGAAGCATGACGCTCAACCACCGTAACTTCCCATTGCTGGGCCAGCATGTTCATTGATGACTTTGCAACATCATCCAGCTTTCGGATACGGCGGTAATAGACCTGAGCATTTGCTGTAACCTGTGATAGCTCTGTAACATTTGCAGAGTTGGCCGGGGTATAAATCTTTTTAAGACCTGAAATCCCGTTGAGTTTCTCTGCAATTTCATCGCGCACCGCAAAGAAGTTTTTATCGCTCATCAGTTAAATGCTCCACGATATCATTTAATACATCCTGCTCATCCTGTTCGGTTAAACCCAAAAATGGACGGGCTGGCATATTGATGATATAAGCCTTACCCATAGATTCCTGCATGAAGTTAGAACGGGATTTACGGACAAATCTGTTACCCACCGTACCATCACGTCCCTGACGAAAATAGGTACGACGCATTCTGGCTTCATGACGTATTTCACCACCGAAGTGATGAATTGCGCCATAAATCACGTCAGTACCAATTTCTACTCCACTCTGCAGCACGTTATGAGTAATGGAATCCATCAGCCGTGAAGTCTTACGCAAAGTGGTACCGCCTTCACGTTTAACTCGGCCAGACAAACGCCATTTCCCTTCAAGTCCTTCGCCCTGCGTCCATCTATTACGGATATTGCTTACTATTGTTTGGCCAATCGTATCGAACAGTCTCTGTTGTGTTTCTTCAAAACCTGAAAGACGATGAAGTGCTTGCATTACTGCTGACTCACCATCAGCATCGATCTTTATTACAACCCCAGCCATACCTCCTCCTTATTTAAATGAAGGCATCTTGTCTAGCGTTTCATCACCAAACACGCCTCCTACATAACTGGTTCCGATGGGCATTGTGGTAGGCCGGCCCTTAGGCTGATCATCTACAATTTCATTGGTTGCGGTCTGGATCTGTAGATGTGCTTTTTCATCTTGTACCCGTTCAAGAAATTTAATCGCATCCTTATAACGGTTACGTACTTCTTCAGTGGGCTGCTGGTAATAAAGCCGGTAACGGGCAATATCACAGGCCATGCGGTTCAGATTGCTGGGCACATTGGGAAGAGGCAGAGGATAACGGCCACCGATATAGCCGTTAATCTCTTCTGCCGCATCCTGAAGCGCTTCATTGATAGAAGCTGCTGCATCTGCATGCATCAGCTTTAACTCTTCAATGTCATTAGCAAACCGCTTCACCATGTCTGCTTCTGTTGCGTACATAGATCACCTTACTTGGCTGCTTCCGCACCCTGTTCAGCTGGCTTGTCACTGGTCTTAGACTTAGATGCTGGCTTGGCCTTTTCAAGCTCAGCCACTTTTGCCTTAAGTTCAGCAATTTCCTGCTCAGCCTTGGCTTTATCAGCAGCAGCGGTCTGATTGGCTTCAGTTAAAGTAGTATTTGCTGCTGTCAGCTCTGTATTAGCCTTTTCAAGCTCAGCCAGACGTGCTGCGGTACTATCTGCTTTAGGCTCTTCCGGCTCCTGATATTCTTCAATAGCCCCAGATGCTAAAAGGGCCTGAATACGTTTTGCTTCAAGCCCTTTGATTTCATCACCTGGCATAAAATGCCCGATGGATTGTTTTGCTGTGTACTTCGGCATTTAAGCCTCCTTATAGAGTAATGAAGCCGGTCCCACCAACTACGCCGTTCTTATTCGATGGAATGACCAGTGGAGCAGATTCGGTCATCAGCATAATGCCGCTTGGATCTTCACAGTACCATTGACGGTCAAAGTACTGCTGAGCCACACCATTGGCCAGCATATTTTTAATCTTACAATGGGCCACCGAGCCATTAGTATCCGAGATCAGACTGAAATAGTCTTTCTCAATGAAACGGTTCACCTTACCCTTATGACGGTAGGTTGCATCGTAAACCCAGAATTCAATTCCATCAAAAGTGCCTTTCAATGTAGCAGTCTCACTTACGCCAAAGCTTGGTGTAACTGGTACAGAGATTCCAGCATAAGGCTTGATGAATTCATCCTTGAATTCTGAATTATTCCATAGAGCTGCCCAAACCGAACCCGACATGATAGCAAGCTTAGCTTCACCACCATCAGCGGCCAGTTGACGCTCTAGCATACGTTTAATGTCATCAACAGGCTTTGCTCCAGCTTCATTCCAAGGTATTGCAGGAGTGAAAAGCAGAGATGCATCACGACGGTAATCCACCAGGTTGTACTCATAATCATCTGAATGCAGCAGGTATTGACCATTTTTTAGAAGATTAATGGCCATCATCAGCACCGAGTTATCAATCGCATCATGGTTGCGTTTCATAACAGCGATTTGAGAAATCACCATCTTTTCCTGTTCAGAGAGCTGCTGGTTACCGGTAGAGATAATCCCCGCAGTGCGTAAACGCTCTAACAAGGCAATTTCAAAAGTATCTGCAGCAGTCACCTGATTTTTAGGTTTGTAGTATGCCGGTTTAACATGAGTTACTTTTGCAGACTGAGTAGTTTCAAATGGCTTACCTGGCTGATTTGGTGATACCAGCGGGGCCAGATCATGATCAGCAGAAAGCTCAGCTAGTGGCACATCATCCCGGGTAAACAGTGGACGGTTTGGAAACAGGCGATCTAGCAGCCATGTATCCATTGGACGGTAATTGCTATGAATGAGAGCAAGCTCACCCACATCCAGAAGTTCAAGTGGAGTACCGTCAATATTAAAAGACTGTGGCATGTTGATTACACCTTAGAAAGTTCGATTTTGTTTTTGGTTGCTTTGGCACGGGCAGCATCATATTTCGCCTTGTCCAGCAACGCCCCATTTAAAGACACGGCCTCAACGTTAAATACGCCGCCGTAGTACATTGGAATTTCTATCCCTTCAGCCGCTTTAATGGTTGCTTCGGCTGCGGTAACGTTCTGGCCACAGATCACATCCCAGGATGATTCATCTGCAGCATGAGTCAGTACATTGTCATCAGATAGTGTCAGTAAATCGCCGTAATTGTAGGCGGTACCTGCAGTTACCTTGCCATTGGCACGGCGCAGCTTTTCATTGTCGAGTACCAGTTTACGTGTAGTAAGTGATACCGGTGGAATATAGTGAATAGGCATAAATTATTTTCCCTTGTTTTGTTCAGCGAAGGCTTTCGCACCTGCTGTGAATTGATGTTCCTTGTTACCGCCCGATCCGCCTTGTCCACCAGTAGCCTGATGATTGAACAGGTAGTTCAGCGCAGGATTTACACTTGGTGTTTGTTGTTGCTGCTGGCCAGCTGGTGGCTGCTGTCCACCTGTAGAAAACTGTCGAAGCTGCTTTGCAGTAAAGGCAAAGACGGAATCATCCATATTGGTATATGCAGTTTTATCTTCAGCACTGAATTGTGTTTTAAGCTCTGTTTCTAAAGCTGCAATCTCATCAGCACGTTTCTGGGCTTTAAACTGTTTCAGCTCTCCCAGCGCATCATCGCGCTCCTTTTCTGCCTGCTGTTTGGCCTGTTGTGCTTTTTCTAGTTCGGTCACGTCTGTGTCCTCTTTGGTTGGGTTTGAATTGGCTTTGCCTGAGAAGGCTTCAATAGTGGTTTGAGTGTCCGCACCCACCCCACAAATTGTGATTTCATGCACTCGCACATTTCGGAATACATGCAATGGACCAGTAAATTGCTGCCCATTTACTTCAACTGTTTTACCTGGTGCAATTTCTTCAATGGATTCTGGATCAGCCCACCATGACATTTGGAATGGATATTCCTCATCGATGTCTTGCACGATTTCTTTAGCTTTTGCATTGCTAAGAAAATGACCTTTTGCCCTAAAGGTTTGGTTGATTTCATATGAAGTGGCTACACCGACACGCTTACCACCAAAATGTTCTTCAACTAAACCAGTTTTAGCTTTTAACTGTAATCCTTGGAGGTCAATCACCACACCTGAGCGACCCCAGTAATAGTGATTGTCGATACGACCACCGCTATATACTTCTGCTTCAAATGTTCGGCGCTTTGTTTCACCATCTTCCATTGTAGTGATCGGAACATTTACAGCAGTAAACTGACAGCGCAAATGCTCCTGATTTAGTTCAGGCATTTTTCATGCTCCATAAAAAAACCTCTGTTTCGAGAACAGAGGTTTACAATTCAATGATATATGTTGGTAGTTTTTAGAGATTAGTTCAGAGAGTGAGGTTGATATATAAACGAAATCAGCTTAGTTATGTGCCTGTCTAATACTTTGAATTTTATAATTTAATGATAATCCTCCATTTCCAAAATTAAGGTTTAATGATTGATTAGCCTGAAGAGGAAGTGCTTCTAAAGTGTTATCAGGTAGGCGTTTAAAACAAGGATTAACTGTAACCAAGTATTTATCTTTGTCATCAGGACATAAATGTAGACGACAACTGTCAAAATCACAGATTTGGACAGAGTAATCAGTCATATAACCAGTATAACCTTCTGTTAGAGTAGCTCTTCCACCTATAAAATCAGATAAAAAATTAACTGGTCTATCGCTTTCAACCACAATACTCAGATCGTTTTGAGTATCTTTATTCTCCGTACCCTCTTGTATTAAAAAAAGAAAATACTTCATTCCTACCTCATGTAAACTATTATTTTAGTGAACACAATCTATATACTAGGTAGAAATCCTTTTCAATATGTAAAATATTTCGTCACTCACTATTTGCCTTGAAACTACCTGAAAAGATATGCCTAAGGGAAACAGTACGCCTTGCCCTGCATTTAACTTTTCCAGATCAATGCCTAAACCTTTAGCATTTTCAATCTGAATCACAATATTTGAAGCAGAACCTGCAAGCAGTAACGGCGCATCCAATGTAATGACCTTACCTACCTCCAATGATGCAGCGTAGGCTAGTGAAGCTGATCCAGCCACTGTAGTTGCACTATTCGATGCCACTGCCTGTAGCCTGCCTAAATCCTCCTTCAACCAGCGTTTAAGCACTTCCTCAGCCAGAGTAATAGGGGGCTGCTTTAACTGCGCCGTAAGAACTGAATCATTACCCTGTACATAGTTCAAAAAAGTACGAATCGCACTTGGCCGGATATCTGGATCAAGTGGAATCACTGTATTGGCCACCACATCAAATAAGTCCCGAGTCTTATCATCCATTGGAGCAAATAAACTGGCCAACTTTTTACTTGCTGTCCACTCGGCCTTGATGATCTCTTTCTGCTCCAGCAAAAATGCTTTATTCAGGTCAGAATCCAGAATCTTCTGGTCCACCAGACCTGATAGATCGCCATAGGTCATTGGACTGGTACTCCAGCCCATCTCCTCAGCCACCTCCGGTAGCTGATCATCTGGCGTAATACCGTATTTTTCCGCCTGCTTTTCAGTTAATGCAATCACTGTACAGCGACACATGAAGCCCCACGGCGGGTAATACATGAGCCAGAATGGATCATCGATATGACGGATAATCCGGTTCAATGCCAAGTGACTTGGACGGACCCGGCTATCATCGATAGCTGAATACATCAGGTATGGTCGCTTGTCTCTATTGCGTTGCTGCTGTTGCCAGCGCCCATGACTATACGCCGTCTGAATATTGGTACGAAAAACGTTCTTGAGATAAGGCTCACTTAGCTTGATCTCATTTTCAGCGACCAGTTTCTTAAAGTCCTCAAATGTCGAGCCATCTGCAATAGCCTTGTTTACAGCGGCTATCACAGTCTGGATCTGTTCTATGCTCGATAAAAAACTGACCGTGGTGGCCAGTTGTCGTGTCTTGAGATCCAGAGAGTAAAACTCATCAGGCAATACGATTTTACGAGACCGGGCAAACTGTAAGGCCTCAAGAAATGTGACTGGTTGCATTGGCGGAATCCTTACTATAAACATGCCTTGCATTCAGCCAAAGCTTGAAATATTCATCACGAACATCAAAGTAATGGCCCAATTTCTTACGCTGATATATTGAGAATTCATCGAAAACCAGTCCACAATATTTGGTGCAAAACTCTTCAAACTCATCATATAACGTCTGAATATCTTCCATCACTTCCCTCCACTCGCCATCACATACCCTAGTACATCACCTGCATATAAAGCCCGCTCAAGATTCGCCGTGAACTGCGACTGACTGGCCTCAGGCATGATCTGCATCAGATTAAAGGCTAGCTCTTCAGGAGTTGTACTCTTCTGCAGAAGCTCATTTACCTGGGCATTGCTTAAGAGTTCCATGTTTCGCTGTGCATCAGTCAGCTCTTCTACTTCCTGCTGTTCAGGTGATAGCTTTCTGGTAGTTGCTGCAAAGCTAAAGGCTTTATGGGGTAGTGCATTGAATTGCTGTATTGGAGTGATATCTGAAGCTACCCCAACCTTGAAATGCTCAGGCTTGATACCGTAGGTTTCAATGATGTACTTGTCATTAAACTGCACACCCAGATCCTTAAGCTTCAAGTCCCGCTCGACCACTTTGACATTGAGGTCCTGTTCACCACCTAGAATGATCGTATGCTTATCAAATCCATTGAGGATACAAAGAGCATCAATCAACTCCTGGACTGTCGGTGAAATCATGCGTAAGTCAGAATTACGTTTATCCATTCTGACTTCATTGTGCACCACTCCAAGTGCCTTACTGCCACCACCGTCATTCTCAGATGTCATTGTTTGGCCGAGAACCACTTTCTGCACACGTCGGACCATGACCTTATCAAAAGCTTCAAATGCAGAAGCACCTGCACCAGAGAAGTTAGTTCCCACTGTAGTTACTTCATCTTCTGCAGGAATTGATAAGATCGATTGTGCATGAGCATTCAGTAAAGCAGCGGTCATCGCATCAATATCTTGCTGCTTACGATTCTGACCACCCACCTTACCGATTAATAACGGCGAACCAAATCGTTCCAGGAACTTCACCCAAAATTTAGTGGAGCTAGTTTTAAAGTACCAGATCCAATATAGCTTGGTGAGTAATGCTTCCCCATAAGGCTGCTTATAAGATGGTTTACGCCGTGTCAGAAAAAACTTGAGCGGATAAGTTTTAAATACATTTACTTCAGCACTGGACTGGGGCTTACGGAAGATCAGCTCACCATTATTTTTAGGCTCAAACCATTCCAGCGGCTTGACCATAATATCGGCAAGGGTAAACCGGTTATTCTCATCAATCTTGTAGTTAGCTTCCAAAACTGAGTAACCGTAGGGACACGCTTCCCAAGCACCTGATACAATTTCAAAATGCCATTTGGTAAAAAGCTCTTTTAAGAAAATGGTCTGTTTACCATGATCTTCTATGAATCGCCACGGCGCATTTAAAACTGCATCAAGCCGGGTTTCCATTGCCTGTGATATTTCATCATCCGTCATTAAGACCGAAAGACGTTGCCGAGAAAGTCCAGCTTGACGCAATACCTCATCCACATCAGCGGCTCGTCCCATAGCAAAAGCAAGATTCTCTACCGCTACACTGGTCATTAAGCCTGCTGATTTTGGCTTTGTCTCTTTCTGTTTGTTTTTGGATTTTGCCATATTAAAAACCTTGTTTAGAATCTGCGTGTACCACCTCCACCTGGTATTAATCGGGCAGGCGGCCTTATGTCACTAAAGCAAATCATGACACCGTCAGCGCGGTTCGGAGACAGTGCACCATCGGGTTGTTTATTCACTAAAATCTTGCCAGCACCATTCTTGCTATAGGTAGGCTGTGACAGCTCTCGTTTAAGTTGTTCAAGCTCTTGCTTGTTTATATCTTTGGTTGACAGTGAAATAAGACTATCGGGGTCATACTGCATTCCCTGCAAGGCTCGATAAGTATTCTGAAACCTAAGACGCAATGACCACCACATCTGGGCTTTAAGATTGGCAAAGAAGTCTACGTTTTTACGTGCCTCAACCATTTCCTGTTCCGGATTGTGTACTGCCCCTGATCCCCGAAACGGATTAGCTTCGATTTCTGGAATGCCTTTAGCTTTATTCAGCTCATTAATGACACGTGCATCACCACGCACACCAGCACCCAGACCATCTGCATCATAGAAAAATATATTCAGCTTTAAATCCAGGCATGCATCTATGGCTTTTTGAGTGGTACCAAAAATGTCATCACCAATACCAGACCAGGTATCTAAGTACTGCAGAACAATACCGTGACGCGCAGCAAATGAGTTTTTATCCTTGCCTTCATCCGCCACATCCAGTGCACCATTACGCTCACCAGAAGGCTCTATACCAAGCTTTATGTGAGCATCAACAGCAGCCTGCACCCATGCAGATGGTATCAATACCCCTTCTACTGAAGCAGCGTAATCAATATCAACTTCTTGGGCCAAAACAATGTCATCCAGTGTGGCCAGTTGTTTCTCATACCATGGATAAATCAGTTTGCCATCAAGTTCGACCTGCCAGTTTTTATCCGGATTATCACGCCAGGCCATGGTGAAAACGGCGTAACGGCCACTGAAACGATCCTGGTGAAACTTGTCACCAATACCATTCGGTGTTGAGCCTTTAATATGGACATTAGTGTTTTGTGATATTGCCGCGTCTACTGCTTCCTGACGTTCTACAAACGCCCACTCATCCAGAAAGTACATTGTGGTCCGTCCACCACGGCCAATGTTGTCTCCTGCTTCACCGGTAACCGTTGCACCGTTGTCTGGATTAATGATCCGCATGTAATTGTCATGCACTTTTTCAATAAAGCCCTTGGGCTTCATCCAGGCTGGCAGCTTGGAATACATATCCCTGAATTTATGAAGCAGTGTTTTTGGGTCACCCTTCTTGTCAACCAGATCCTCTTTTCGGCTCCCCACACCACCCGCAAAGCCTTCTACAAATAACCACCGGTGCAAGTAAAAGCCCAATACAACATAGCTCATACCTTCATCACGGCTTTTTTCAATCAAGCCATGTGTCTGAGTACTTTCACGTTCAATTAACCAATCTACAAGTTCAACCTGACCGGGACGCAAAGCAAAAGGAATATTTGCTGGCAGGCCAAAAGGCATACCTCGTGGATCATAAGTCCATACCCAATGGTTGAACCAGTGTGCCGGATCGTTTTTGCATTTATAGATTTCAGCCTGGATACTTAATTCATTCTGCTCTATCAATATCCGGTAGTAATAACGCCGTGTCATTTCCTCTATAACATCCGGCAGACGTACATTGATTGTCCACTCTTTAATTAGTGGCGCTATATCTTCAATTGCATAAGTCATAACTTGCCATTAATTGCTAAACGCGAAAGCTCCTGAGCGGACAGTCCAGCGAGCTCATCTGGGGTGAATTGATGTGTTGATTTGGTTTCTTGCTGGATCGGACCGCCGTCCTTACCGGTGATTTCTATTTTCTTTTCATAATGGCCTTTAACGATCTTTTGAATTTGATCAATTAGTTTAATGGCCAGCACCACGTTACTTTTTTTTGCCACCAATAAATCGCTCAAAATTTGTAATTGAACAATGTCATTAGCACCAATGATATTTTGTAGTGGTTGATCTAAATATTCCTGTCGGGCCACTTTAAATAGGTCAACGAACTCCTGAGCCAAGTCAGCTCCAGCTGCTTTAGTAGGGTCGTAATATTCCACCTGTTGAGGTGAAACATCCAGATTAAACTTTTCCTTGATGTCCTTCACTACTTCAGAGGGGGTCATAAACTGTGCAAGTGACCGAACTATAAATACTTTTTCTGCTTTTTTAAGCCTTGCCATAAGTCACCATCCATCAAGGAACATCAAGGAAAGTGGGCAAAAAAAATTTAAAACTACCCGATCACACACGTCCCACAACACGCAGCAATATTAGTTTCAGACACAAACGGCGCATTCTTCGCAATTTCCAGTAAACGCTTAACTGACTCATCAGCTCCCCAGCGTTTAGTCTCACCAAAGAACACCTCGACATCATGGCCAGCCAAGTAATGCTTTGGTAAGCCGGTCATATCGCTATAAATGATTTCGCCGTCCTCATCACGTTCAACACCGATGTGATAAAGCTCATGCTCAATCAAACGGCAGAACTCCTGATCATTAGAGTTTTTGCAAAAGCTTGCGTCTACTGTAATGAGATAAACAGGTACATAGCCGAACCAGTCCCGCATCTGCTGTTCCTGCCTAGCCTTTTTCCAACCACCCTGGTTAAACATCACCTTTTCACATTGGCCCAGTACCATACGTTTTTTCGCTACTGCCGCAGATGAAGCCCAAGCAAATGCCAGGAAGGTTTCATCATCATGAAGCAGCTCAGCGATATGATCATGGTCCGGATTGTGCAGCTGGCCACCCAAGGTTAAAAAGTTTTTAAGCACCCATTCTTTTAATTCAACGGCGGGTGCCAGCCGGATTGCTTCCTCTTCCTCTGCCTGATCAATCAGATCCGGCGGCGGGAATGGTCTGAACTGTTCCATTGAATGAATACCTCTTTAAGTGTTTAAGCCATTGACCAGCATGACTGGATTCTATTTGCAATGGTCCAGCTTCGTTGATCTTGTAACGGCTAGCTGATTCCAAACGTACAACGTTATAACCCATCTCTGCAGCATGATCATAACGATCCATGCTCCAAGCCTTATTGCTCAGTTTTCCCTTACGTCCACCAGACCAAGGCCCGCCTGCTATTTCAATTAAGATCCTGTGTTCGATCAAATGAAAGTCGAAACGCCAGTGCTTGGTAGATTTAAAGTGAAAGCATTTTTCAAATTTGATTTCTAAAATATCCAGAATCCGCTCTAGTTCTTCTTGGGCTTCGAGATATTTTTGAGTTGCCTTAGGTAATGGCTTTGCTCTTGGTACCTTTTTTAATGGCTTCTTTTTGGTTAGAGCTTTGTACTGGTCGGCATCCATAACTTACACCCATTAAAAAACCGCACTAACTTTAGTCAATGCGGCTTCTTATTCTTACCAAACTTAAATAACGCTATTCGATTTCTTTCCAGAAAGAGACATATAGTTTGAATTCTGACTTTATGAGAAATGCACTAATTAAAAATGCAGCCCCAATTACCAGAAACATTATATCTATATTCATAAACCCCACCAATTCAAGGATAATTCCAAGAATGCACAGTGCATAAAAAACAACTACGCCTAAATTTTCTTTCATTTGCTTCACCAGGAGAAAATTTGCTTTCTGCAAATTTGAACTGGCATATTTACATCAAAACTTCTTTAAATGGAAGAGACTGAGAAGTCTATCCGATAAATATAATTTTTGGTTATCTGGTTAATATTTTGCAAACCTCTTACTTTCTTTTTCTCCATGAGAGAAGAACCACTCAAAACTAGCTTAAGACTATTGTTCAGTTATTTAGGTGTTATAAGCACCACCAATAAGTTATCTTCTTCTAGCCAGTCAAACTCATACCCTTTAGCATCATAGTAAATTTCCAGTTTCTCTACTACTCCAGGCTCAATATCAGAATATTTCTCTTCAAAACTTATAGCCGTGTTTTTATTTACTTCCAGCTTATTATTGATACTAGAGATTAATCTTTCATAAGTAATTCTATAATTAGACATGATAAAAACTTCTTAATTTTTCGGCAAACACCTAGCTATATCAGAACCCTAGCAAAATAAATATAGTATAAATGTCTAAGTAATTTTAATTAATTTAATCAAATAGATTGCATAAGTTATTTTAAAAAATCTAGGATTTGATCTGTAGTTATGAGAATAAATTTTAAAAGATCTCATAAGGTGTTTAGAGCTTATGAGATCTTCAATAATAAAGTTAATTCCTTTCATACTTTCAGTTCACCCATTATCCTTAAGCCACTTGGGCTTCATCCAGAATAAGCTGAACCGCACTCTTTAACTTTATTTCCAAATCAGGATCTGCCTTATTCATGCGCCACTCATGCCTGGGAGTAGGATTATTTCCGGCATATCCTATATCTGAAAACAAATATACGCATTCATCAGAGAGATGAGCGCTATAAACAACCTCTTTTGAATTACCATGTGTTTTCTCTAACACCTGTAATGTTTTCAGTATATCTGAATCACTCATATTCAAAATCTCTCATTAAATAGAAAAGCTCATACTGGGAGCGATATGAGCTTTCGGTAGATGGATATTTAAAGCTAATAAACTAATAATGAAGGGTTAAAAAAACCTGCTTTCATAGAGGTAAAAGCAGGTTAAGGGGTACTACTACACACACTCTTCTATCGGAAGGAAAGTGATAGAATTAATATTAATATAATTTAAAATTCAAATATATGTAGTTGTTTTAATAGCAATAACGGTGTGCTTAATGTATCTCATGTTGTTTATTTATTAAACATAGCTTGAAATTA